ACTTAAGAAGTTCGCGGGAGCCTTGGAATTGTCCCTAGAGGATATTTTCGCTGAGGTGGATCGACGCGTTGATTAATTCCATCATCGGCACCCCCAATGCCTTAGCGAGACGCCTTACATCCCCGATATTCATTCTCTCAACTGGGCACTGCCCTGACCGTTTGCGTATTTCTGTCATGTTGTGTTCTTCCCCCGTATGGGGGAGCTTACTGGTGCGCCCTGACATGCGGAAGGCGACCCACGCGCCAAGGCGGGAATTTCTCAATTGCTTTAGCGGCGGCGATCAGACAGCTTCTGCATTGCGTCAGCGGCATCCTTTGAGGACACGTGCTGGTAGTTGCCAGTAACACCAGGCGACTTGTGCCCAACAACCTCGCCAATGGTTCGATCGGGTACGCCGGCAGCGGTGAAGTCGGAGATTGCGGTGTGGCGTGCCCAGTGGGTTGTGACACCTTCGGAGGCAACTTGAGCGTCGGCAAGTAGTGTCTTCCACTGTTGTTGATCGTAGCGCGAATCAATAGGTGAGCCGTCACTGTCGGGCCAGAGAAGGCCGTAAGGGTTTGGGCGTAGTGAGAGTTCGGCCATGTGCTGCTCGAGTGCTGTCAGTAATGATTGGGGTAGCGGGAAGGTACGTGCTTCGCCAGACTTCGGCGGTAATAATACGAAGCGTCCTTTGAGCACGCGGTACTCCATACCGTCAGGGAGGATGAGTTGTTTCGTGGGGCAGCGACCGGCAGATTTGGCGCTGCACTCCCCCTCGTGGCCATGCTTGTAGTTCGCTTCGACCATATTCCAGTGGACGGTGAACAGACCGCGTTCAAGGTCTACGCTGTCGAGTGTGGCGCCGAGTCGTTCACCCTGCCGAATACCCGCGTAAAGCGATACGAGCCACTTGGAGCCATCGGGACGACTCGCTGCGGCTTGGAGGATACGCAGGGTCTCGTCGGGGCTTAGGGTGCCGCGTGTGGTCTTCCCGGCTTTGGGCGGGTGGATGTCTTTGGTGACGTTCGCTGTCACTAGACGTTCGAAGCGGGCAGCCTCGAACATTGATGACATGACGTTGTGCGCTTTTAGCTGAGACGACGAAGAGAGGCCCTTGGCTTTCATCTTGTCGTAAATGGTTCGGAGATCCGAGGGGCGCACGTCTTTGAGGTTCTTACGCCCAATCGTGGGCAGTATCCAGTTCTTGGTGTACGACCTGTACGTTCGGAGTGGTTGCGGTTTTAGCTTGGGCTCGCAGATGTTTGCGAGCCAGTACTCACTCCACGATGCGACAGTCCGGTTCCCCATCGGTGAACCGGTGGCTTCGATTTCTGCCTGTAGTGCACGGAATTTGACTCGTGCCTTAGATTGCGAACGCGAGCTAACCCGCTTTTGTGCGCGGCCACCGTTTTCGTTTAGTCCGTTGTCAACGACACCGATCCAGAGGTCGCGCTTGTCGTCATGGTAGAAACCACCTTCACCTGATTTGCGCGTGCGTGGCATTTCCCCCTCTTTCTGTTTTGGTTAGGCGGGCCCGGGTCCCGCCTACTTATCTGCTATGGGCACTCCACGCAGCTCCGTTGATTACGCCGGTGTGTGTTGGTCTTCTATGAAATACATGATTGAATAAGTTCACGGTTCGCTCCTTGTCTGTAGCTTGGGACGTTCTGGGCCTCGAAGTGTTAGCGCACTTCGGGGCCTTTTTTGTTTTTCTAGTGTAGGTATACACAAAGGTTTACACAAGAGACGGCAAACCTATGTTTGCCACTGCTGCACCGGATGTCTGCCAGTTCCGCTTGTTTCTGCGGGTTTTGGCCTATTTATTGGTGCCCCTGGAGGGATTCGAACCCCCAACCTGCTCCTTAGGACGGAGTTGCTTGGGTGTCGAACCTCAGGTGTCTTACCCTTTGTTTAGTTACATATTGAGCATAGTACCCACCCATAGGTTTACACAAGGGTTTACACAAAGACACCAAATCACCCCACCAGCGACAAATAAGCCCCACGCTCACTCCGAAGAGCGGAACGCGGGGCATAGATAAGGCTATCCATCTAGCCTTATGTTTCATCAAAGTGTTCACACGTTTAGTTTTATGGAAGTCGCCTTAACGCAAAAAAAGGGGTGCCCACCGTCGCAATGACGGGGACACCCCAAAAGTTCTACTTGTTACTGGCAACAGGCCGTTGATTCCTCAGCGGCATCGTTCGGGTCAACTGGTACTTCATACTCTGGCCCCATATCGGCTGCCCTCATTCGGCAGTCTCGCGGTTTGGTACCTGGTAGACAGCGGCAGCAGTGAGGATTGCGAGAACGAATGAAATCCACTGTCCCCAATCGGCAGGAATGAACCCTGCGCCTGCTGTAGCGATGGTGCCGACAATTGCGACAATGAACTTTGCGTATGAACTGATCTTCTGAATCATGTTTCCTTCTTTCATCGGTAGACACCTGGCGGCCATTCGGCAGGAGGTGGCGGTTTTGAACTAAAAATGTCTGCACGGAGCTGGTGGGCATAGTCGCGGAGAATGTCGCGCTCAGTCGTGATCTCAAAGTTGCGGTCTTCGAGGGTCTGCATTCGCAGGTCTTGCCCTGTCGCCCGTTCGTTGTTCTCTCTCCGGTACTGACTAAGTTCCTCCTGAAGTTGGTCGATGAGGTCGTTCTCGGCAGAACGACTCACCGCGACCGATGCAGTCTCATTTGCGCGCTTTGCGACACGGTTAGTAAGTACTGACCCGACGACACCGCCAGCGACGAGCAGAACGGTGCCGATGAGGGTTCCGGCAATGGGTATCCATTCAGGCATTCCGGCGGCTAACTCAGCGGTGACGTTGTGAATTTGGCGCGAGTTGCGTCTGCAATCTCTGCTACTGTCGGTGTCTTGATGAGCGCTGCGAGCTTTGTGTAGTCAATGGCGGGAGTTGACGACGTGGGTTGTGCGGCCAACCATGCGGCATGATCGAGGCGGGCGAAACTTTGTGCGGCAGTGTAGTCGCCACGTTTGAATTCGTCCGCCGTGCGGGAACCAAGTTCATAGAAGCGTTCCCACCAGAGAGCACGCTTCGGATCTGTAGTGACTATGTAACCGCGTTCGAGTTTGGAGGGCCCGGCTAGTGAGGGCCAGATAAGTGACCATTCGGGGTCGCCTTCGGTTCGTTTGATTACAGCGGGCATGTCTACTCCTTTGGAAGTTTCGGGTATGGGTGTGGTGCCACCACTTGCCGGTGACGTGCCCTTGTGTGGGCCGGGGACGGATGCCCAGAGCGGGGCTGTAGTCCACCCTTGATTCACTAGGTACTGCTCAAACGAGATCCGTTGCCCGGATTCGATGAGGATGATCCAGCAGTGAACGTGTGGGCCTGTGGTTGCGGTGCCGGTGTTGCCGACATAACCGATAACGTCGCCCTCGTTTACCTGTCCCGCACTTTTGCCCGCATATGCAGACATGTGTTGGAGGGTGAACTTTGCTTGATTGTTTGTAATGGCGACGGTGTACCCGCCAGTGGTTGACCACCAGCGGGTAACCCAACCACCGAACGGGGCACGAATGACCTCAGACATATCAGCGCCGTAATCTGTTGCAGGGCCAACGTTGTATGCGGCGTGTGATGCTGCGTTGCCTGTGATCCTCCGTGCCCCATCTAAAGGTCTGCGCATGATTCCTCCTTTAAATACGAAAGCCCCAGTGAAGGGGCAGGGTTACGGTTCAGTTGTCGTGCAACCCGTCGAGCAAATCGAGTCGGGAGAGGTCGCCGGGTTTCAGGGGTGCGATGCGGTTAAGGACGCGATCCCAGAAAGTCATCACCACGAACCGACCGTGCCCGACGAACCAAGCGCTGTCGGATACGGGGTGCGCAAACGGATTGCTGCACCCACGTTCACGTCATAAGCAAGGTTGCCGGTGTTGCCGGATGCGATGCAACGCTCTAACCACAATTGGGCGGTGTTCCCAACTTTGAACTGTGTGGGCGCAATAGTTCCACCTGCCGCCACATCCCCCGCATCGTCAACACTCAGCGTGCCAAGCATGTACGCCTTAGAAGTGTTGATGTTGTGCACCGTCCCGCCGCGAGAACGCCGGTAATCGCCAGCCACATCAACACCCTCAACTTCCTCATGCAGCGTCCACCCGTTGCAGGAAGTTCCATCCCCCAGCGCCCCAGAGTCCACGTCGGAACAGTTGACGGTGACAACTCGGGTTGCGGTCAACGAACCTGGTTTGTGCCAGTTGAACCCGTCCTTATAGGAACCTTTCGTGTGGCAGTCAAAGAACGCCATTAGCCCGTTGAATCCTGATGTCGAAGCCGCGAACCCGTTGGTGTCGGTGGAACCCACACCGCCCGCATAACTGACGGTGCAATCCTTGATGACACATCGTTGGAGGGCAGCCGTGCCGGTGCGGATAGCAACCCCGGCAGTTCCGCGCCCACCAACAAAGTCGATGCCCTCGAACCAGAAGTCAGACTGCGTGGTCGTGCCATACGCAATGTTCGACTTGTAGAGCAGCGCCCAGGTGTTCTGGTTGGTCGTGGTGAGGGAGTCTGTGCGGTTCATGTATAGAGCGGTTCCGGTGAAATACCATGACCCTGGGGTTGAGTTGCAGCCCGCGGCGCTGGCAACGTTTACGAGGTCGCGGCCAACACCGTCTGCGTCAGACCATGAGCGATCCACGACTCGCATTGGTGGCTTGGCCGCGTCTGAGTAGGCGATAACGGAACAGTTTGGGTATGTTCCGCTGGGGGCTGCCGTGTCTAGGTTGAGCCAAGGGCCAACGAACGCACGACCGTTAGTGGCAACGAGGGCGATGCTTCGGGTAGGGCTGTCGAATCCGGGCGCTGCCGTTGTGGTTTCGTAACCGTATTCGTGCCCGTATGCGTAAGGGTCGCTACAGTTCAGGTTGATGCGGCCAGTCGATCCGGCAGTGCTCAAGTTGATCTGTTGGATTGCTTTGCGGATACTGCGCCACGGAGAACCTGATGTACCTGTACCCGTAGAGTCGTTACCTGTTGGCGCGACCCAATACTGAACAGTAGGGTTTGCCCTAGCTGTCGATTGTGCGTCGAACAGTGCCTCGGGGGTGATGCCGACCGAACCAACTACGGAACCGTCACGCCCAGTGCGGATGCTGGGCACCATACCGTAAGTAGCCATCCAGCCGAATTCAGCAGCCGGCAGAGTTCCGGTGAAGGATCGAGGGCTGGGGGCATACGGCACGAGCGCCCCGTCAATTTTGGTGGTGAGTGCGGTTTTTGTTGCGCTTGTTCCTGCGGTAGAGATGTATCCGGCAACAGCGGTGTCGTTCTCTACTCCGTTGACCCCGGCGAGTCCTTGCACGCCTTGAATACCCTGGATGCCTTGGATTCCGCGAATGTTGGCAATAAAAGTTTTGGTTGTGGCAGCCATGATGTCCTAACTGAGCCGGTAAAGGTCTGATGTGAGCGTGTTGAGCATGAGGTCGCCGGGGCGGGCGAGGGCCGGGATGGTTGCGCCTGCGACTTCCCAAACGATGCCGCCACCCACCGGAACATCGGTGAAGTCAGGCAGCGCCCCACCCTCAACGGGTACGTTGATCGCCCAGTCGGGAAAGTCAACCCATGTGAATCCGGATGCCGGGTCGCGAAGGTTGATGCGCAGCCTGTAGGTGATCGGAGGGGCGGTGACCTCGGTTGATACCAATTCGACCGACCATGACCCATCAGCGGCCGGGATGGTGGTGATTGGTAAAGCGGTGATCAGGTTCCCGTCGATTGTTGTTGTCGTGCTTGAGGGTGTCCACACAAGTTCCGGGGAACGATCCTGAACACTCTCCAACCCAACATCTAGAAGCGTGCCTGTGACTGTCGCCATGAGTTCTCCTTAAATAGAAAAACCCCCATCTGGGGGTAGAAATGTTTGGTAAAGCGAGTAGTATTCAGGGCACATAAGAGGCCCGCGACTACGTGAATAGCCCGGACCCATGACCGACCGAAAGGGGTCGATATGAACAAGATAGTCCACACCCTCACCGTCAGCGCAATAGCTGTCCTGATGCTTACCGGATGCTCCGCAGCGCCGGTTGAAGAGGTTGCCCCGAGTGCGCCCCCCACCGAAGTTGTGGCAGAGAGCACACCCGAATCGACACCAGAACCGCTTGCCGTTGACGAAGAACCAGCAGCAGAAAACGGTGGCGACGTGATGTTTCTTAAGGAAACACGCGAACGCATCCAGTACATAAAGAACGCAACGGATGAACAACTCATTGAAGCCGCTGGGGTCGCTTGCGAGAACTTCGCAGCCGGTCAGAGCCGCATGGATATGCGACTCATCGAAGGCGAACAGGCCGACGATAGCGGTTGGTACTGGGACAGCATAGCCATTGCAACTTGGGCCGCTAAAGCTTACTGCCCCAAATATGACGAGCTCGCCTAAGCAGCTTTAGGCCACTCAGTTTCGAAGTCACCACCGAAGCGTTCAGCCTTGACCAGCCACCTGAACTCGCGTCCCGGTTCCCCATAAGCAACGAACCGACCATCGACAATATCCTCTGAGCCGACCAAGAACGGTCGCCCCACCGCGAACACCATCGTGGCCCTGTTGCGTTCTTTGTTTAGCGCCTCGAAATAATCTGGCAACTCGACAACGCACTCACCCGAATCATCGAACGTGTCGCGCCCCCAATACTCGGTGCCGCTCACGGGTGACTCTGTGGAGCCATGCTGAATGTTCCAACCCGGCTTTACGGGGTGATCCATCAGGAAGCTCTTAGAGCCAAGGACTGTCTGATTGCCAGTTACTTTCAGGTTCCCCCCAACATCGAGGTCGTTGATGGCCGTAATTTTACCCTCGACGGTTAGGGGGCTAGTCACTACGGTGCTGCCCGTCACGTCCAGTAGGAGCGAACTGCTGGATGCGATGCGGCCGGCGTAAGCGCCCTGATTGTCGATTGTGATTGGGCCAGCTTTGATACTTCCGGTACCCAGAGTGAGGTTGGCGTTCAGTGTTGTGTTTCCGGTGATCGTGCAGGTTCCGCCAATATTTACGGGCCCGTTCCAGTTCGATGGCCCAGTCCACGTCACCGTGCCTGAACCGTTCAACAACCCCGCGATGGTAGCCGTGCCCGTGACGGAAAGGTTGCCGTCCTGAATCAACAGAGACGAACCGGAGTACATCCGCAACTGGCCGCGCTCCACCGACGAATTTGCCAAAGGGGTAGCATTCTCCAACGCACTAAGGCGCTTCTTGAGGCGAGCAAATTCGCCGTTATCCAAATTATCTACACGAGCCATGTCGCCTCCTTACTGGAACTGCAAATTGATGTTCTCTGACAAATCACCAGAGAACCCAATGATTCGGTTCGTGTTCCACCCAGCAGTAAGCCACGGATCATCCTGAACCCACGTCTTCGCCGTACCACCCAGAAGAAGGTCAGACACCTTCGGGGTGCCAGAGGCAAGCACGGAGAACTCCCACTGCTCAGTAGGCTTCTTGAACACGTTCAGCTCCCCCAACGCATACCGCGACAACGCATCCTCACTCGTTTCTGTAGAGAGTGTTGTGAGGCGGTCAGCGAACGGATAATCAGGGGTGAAGTCACGCACAGAACGCGCCAACTTATCCACCCCAGAACCCTCACCAATCGCATAACAAGCAGTCGCAACATTCACCGCATCAGAAGTCACCGACAAATCTGTGATGCCCGACTTCTCCACACCAACATGCCACTCATACGAACCCGAACTCAGCGAACCTGTCCGCATCTCCCAGTTGAGTGAATTACCAACCCAACGAGGCCGGAAGTCAATATCTGTCCCGCCGTCCTCATCCATCAGATCCTGCAACACATCACCCAACCACTCGAAGTGGTAGCCGTAATATGTTCGCGAAATGCTCCCAGCAACATCAGCAGGCAGTGTGATCGGCAAGGCAATGTTCATCCCCGCCAAACCCTGCATCGAAAGCTCAACCATCTTCTTAGCAATAGTCCCCGAAGACTTCGACGCGAACACCTGATTGATGACCTTCGCAATGGGTTCGCGGTGGTCGATCGCCAAACGATCCTTCAGCGTTGTCCAAATATCAGAATGGGCAACAGTCAAACGTCCAGAAGGCTGATCGTAAACAGCATGATCAACCGCACCCGCATAAACGACAACACCGTCCCAGTCCAGAACGAGTGTGCGCGACTTCTCACGCAACACCGTTCGCGGATTCAACCGACTGAAAACAGAATCCCGCAACATGAACACAGCCGAACCCGAACTGCCAGAGTTCAGGACACGCCCCCATGAAAACGAATGAGGTTTAGGCAGCTTTTGACGATTGCCGCCCGTAACGGTGTCAACAGACCACACAGACCAAGCCATCAAACCACCGCCCTAAATGTATGTATCGGTAACAGCGGTAGACAAAGTGAGCCCAGCCCCCGTAAGTGTGTGCGTCACGGTCCCACCAGCAGGAACAGCCCAAACATCAGCAGAAGTAACCTTCCCAACCACCACAACACCGCCAACCTCAAGAAACCCCGTCGCCATATCAACCGTGTGCGGATTACCATCCGTGACAGCCTGAGTAACCGTGAACGTCTTACCGCCAGGGCCATTGATCGTGTAACCCGCAGCCACGCCCGTAATGGTGTGAACAGGTGACGCAGCAAAGTTGCCGTAGTGGTAGGAAGCAACACCGCCCGCGAACGTGCGGGTCTCACCAAACTTGCGAGGATCAGCAGCCCACACCTGCAACTGATAACGAGCGATCGAACCAGCAACAATTGTCGAAAACTTCGACCCCACACGTTGCACATCAGCCCACGAGGTAACCCCCTGATACTCGACAACTATTCGACTAAACAAGCCATCCGACAGCAGCCCAGAGAGTTGATGTTTCAGATGCCCCAACTCCAACTCAGAGTCACCAAAACACAACCCCGAAATGGACACACGGCGTGAACCCGCAAACGCTGGCACCTCGAAAGAGCCATGCGCTTGCGGACGCTCAATATCTGTTGTGCGGTAATCGGGGCTATCGTCCCACCCAACAATTTCCTCAATGGTGAACCCGTCACTCCCAGCGCCCGCGTTTGCTAACCATGAACCAATACGAACCGATTCCATTAGGCACTCCTCAAAGTCCAGTTCAGTTGGTCAGCCGCGATACGACCTACCGTTTCTTCAGACATCCCCGGTTGTGCATAAATGGGCATACTGATTTGTGCGCCCTGGGTTTGCGTAATGCTCGTGCTCGTGGGGGCTGGCGCGTATTGCGCTGCCGAATATTTCCCAACACGGTCAGACGCAATGTCCTTCAGCAGCGACCGGTACTTTGACGCTTGCGGTTCTGGGGTAACTTCCTCCCCCACCGATAGCATCGTCGGCACAGAGTCAGACTTGGATGTTCCCGGCCCGCGCACTGTTCCACCGCTGGCATACCCAAGAACACCAGAACCCAACTTGCCGGAACCTGTGGCAGTTAGATTTACTGACGCCCCATTCCAACGCTGCATAAACCGTGCCATTGCCGCATCAGCCGGATCAGTGTTGATCGTGACCGCAGTAGCAATGTTTTCCGGAATCAGGCCCAAACGGTCAATGTAGGTATCTGCCGCGTCACCTGTAATCCCGAACTTGGCAAGCTGCTCAAGAAGCGCATCACGGCCCTCGTTGATGGCTAGTGTTGCGTCCTCTTGCGAACCGGTCTGTTCAAGGATGGATGCAGCAGACTCGAGTGCAGCCCGTGCGATCCCATCGAGTGCGGCCTCATTGTTTCGGCCAGCCTCAGTAGTGATGTCTAACGTTTTTCCGTTTTCAATCACCGCAGCCGTAGCATCATCAATGGCTGCCTCGAAAGCACGTTCAGCATCACGAGCAGACAAAGACGTAGCACCAAAGTTGCGGATCATGTCAGCAAGATCACTGATCTGATCACCGGCACCCTCAGCAGCACCCTCTAGTTCCGCAATCGCATCCGTGTTATCTACCGTGCCATCTGTGGCCCCAGCAATTGCGGCTTCATACTGTGGGAACATTTTGCGCAACTTGTTAATGGACTCTTCTGAACCATCAGTTGTTGCAACGAGTTCGTCCCACGCGGCAGCAGCTTCTTTAGTTTTGCCACCAGCAACAAGGTTAGATAGTGCCGTGTCGAGTTCTTCGATGTTCTTCTTCGCAGAACCCAGCGAGGTGTCCACAATGCCAAAGGTGCCAATCGCGGACAACGAACCGAGCCAACTATTCTGCAAGTCTGCAGTGAACTGTCCAAGGTCGGTCGATAGCGCATTCAGTGTGTTAGACGCATTCGCGCCCCACCCAAACATGACACCGCCACCACCGAGAGCATCCTCAACAGTCTTAGACGCATCATGCACGTTGCCTAAAGCTTCTTCGAGGTCAGACGCAGACTCGGTGGCACCTGTCAGCCCATCAGCCCACCCCTTCATCTCGTGAAGAAAAGCAAGCGCCATGAGAACCCCAGCAGCCTTACCAAGTACACCCAAATATCTGGCCGTGCGCTGTGCAACCGGACCTAACGTGACCAAAGCTGCACGGTACGCAGCAATCTTCGGCACAGCCAACAGGAATGCGCCACCAGACAGCGCGGCAACACCACCCAACACAGTGACCACACCCACAGTCCCCAACAGGACAGGGTTCATCGTGCTGATGTTCTCAGTCAGATCAGAAACACCCTCGGAGGCCGCATTGATCGCAGGCAAAAATACTTGCCCCATCGAAACCGCAGCATCAACAATGCCGTTAGTCGCGACCTGAACCTTCGCCGCAGTAGTGTCATAACGCTTATTGGCCTCTTCAACCAAATCGGTATTCTCAGCCCACGCCTCATTGCCCTGCTCAAGCGACTTCCGCAAAACATCACCAGAGTTCGCCATGTTCAACAGCGCACGAGTAGTACGAATATCGGTCTGGCCTAGAGTCTCGAGCGTGGCAAAAACATCGCCGCCCTCAGAATCAATGCGACCCAAACCCTCAACGAATGACGCAATAGCGTCAGCCGGGGCACCCTTGAACGAACGCGCAAAGTCAGACGATGAAATCCCCGCAACCTTCGCAAACTCATCCAAATCTTTACCACCAGCCGAAACCGACTTAGCAATATCAATCATAATCTTCGAGATAGCCGAACCACCGGCCTCAACCTCAACACCAACCGACGAGAGTGCGTTAGCGAGACCCAAAACTTCAGCCTCAGTTAAACCAACCGTCTTACCAGCACCGGCGATACGCGAAGCCATCATTATGATGTCGCGCTCAGTGGAAGCACCGTTGTTACCGAGCCGCACCAGGGCTGCACCCAAACGGTCAACATCGCCAGGAGCGGTCTGCATCACGTTCATCATCTTTGCGATGGACGTTGCGGCTTCCTCCGCAGACAAGTTTGTGGTCTGCCCAAGGTCAACCATCGTGCGGGTGAACTCAAGAATGGAACCCTGCTCAACACCCAACTGTCCCGCAGCCTCAGCCACAGCAGCCAACTCTTTATGAGCAATGGGAAGTTCACGGGCCATGCCACGCAAACCCTCTTGGATTGCGTCTAGCTGTTCAGGGGTGCCGTCAACAGTTTTCGTTACACCAGTCCACGCAGTTTCCCAATCAACAGCAGCCTTCGCAGCAAGAGCAGCACCAGCCAAAGCTAACGTGCCCGCAGTGAGTGACGCACGCCCAACAAGCTCAAAGGCTTCCTTCTGCTTAGCCATCGCCTCAGCAGAATCACCAGCCATCTTCTTGGTCGACTTTGCAGCCTTCTCCATGTTGGCGATGTAGCCATTGACCTCAGCTAAGAGAGTTACTTTCGTGGTTCTGTCGGCCATTGGGTCTTCCTTCCCACAAAAAAATGGAGTAATATTCGGGCATGACTACGACACCCACCACAGCAACCAATTCGCTTGCGATTAGTTCGCTCGTTCTAGGGCTTGTAGGGCTTGCCATTTCCGCACTTGCGGCAGGCGGATTCACGGTGCTAATTGGTGCCGTAGCGGTCGTTCTAGGGGTTACTGGGCGTACACGCGCCAACACCCTCGACTACCGCAAGGGGCACACAATGGCGGTGCTCGGCCTTGTTGCCGGAGCACTCACCATCGCGTTGTCAATCTTTCCGATCTTCGGCAACTAATCGCGTAATTTTGCAGACCAGAGGTGCCCAGAACGGTTCATCGGATTCTTCGGGTCATCATCCTTGTAATAGGCTTTCTGCCCATTCGCTAACGCCTGCATTGACCAGTCCACAGTCGGCCCCTCAGGGACTTTGAACTTGAACTGATTCTTCGGGTCAGTGGCAACATCTAGCGGAATACCTATCGGGTTCAGTTCGCCCTCATATTCGGCAGCCGCCAACAACCACGCAACCTGTTCGGCATCCCATTCAGGTTCCGTAATAACGGTCACTTGTGTGATCCGGTTCCACGTCCACGGTTTCCACCACACAACAGGTTCGTATTCGTACAGGTGTTGTTGTGTCGGCTCCCACCCATCTAGCCGACGTAATGAGACGCCAGTGTCGCGGGCAAGTTTGGTTAGCGCGCGGAGGTAACCGGTTAGGCTTTTTTTGCTTTAGCGATCCGCTGTTGCGGGTTCCACTCATTCAGATACCAGACGGCATCCGCGATAAGCCCGATGCTGTGACCGTCGAGGACAGCGAACAAGTCAGCCCACTCTTCAGGACTCAACTTCACTTCTTCACCATCAACGAGACCAACACCAGACTTCGGCGCAATCTCTTGCACCACCTTGTGAACGTCATACCCGTACCGCAAAGCGATCAGACCAGAACCGACCGCAGGATTCTTTGCTGTAACGGTGGCCCACGTTTCGCCAGCAACTTGCTCAAACACAAACGACTCGACCACGCCATTGAGTAGAACCTCAACGGGGTCACACTTCTCGCGCGGGGCAGCATTGGCCGCCGCGATCTTCTCTCCAAAAACAGACATAACAAAAACTCCCACCATCCCTGCCAAGGGAAAACCGGGTGCGTGTGAAGGCAGGGAAACACACACACCCGGTCGCTTACAACCCGCTACTAAACAACGATTGCTACGTCATCCTCAGAGGGGGCAATGATGTACCACGTTTGGGTGATCGTCTGAACACCATTCTCAACAGGGGCATCCTTACGCTGAACACCGCACTCGATGTGCAGAATGTCTGCAACCTGTGCAGCCGTCCACGCGGTCGCGTTCGAGATCGAATAACGGACACCGATCTGCAACTCAGTACCCTCGATGAGAGTCGCCGCAGCAACATCTGCTGCATCACCAAACACGTACTGAACCTCAACAGTTTCAGTGACCTTACCGGGACGCTGAAGAACACGCTTCAGAGTCAGGCGAGGATCTTCAACAGTTGCTTGCGAAACGGTACGGTCGAACTTCTTCAGCGAATACGTGAGGTCGCTACCGGCAGCAAGCACCGCAGCAGACTTCGCATCGAGCCCAGACGCAACCGAGGTGATCCGCATGTTGTCATCGAATGGGACACTTCCAGGAACAGCTTCTGCAGCCATAGTTAGTTCTCCTTCTTCTTATCGCCCGTGGGCGTTTGGGGGACTGCCGGGGCAGCCTTTGTTTCGACCACAGGCGTGGTCCGTGCCGGAACTAGCCGGAACTCTTTGGCGAGTGAAGGCCAGCGTTTGAAATGGGCCGCAGAGATCGTTACGCGGTTCCCCTTGCTGTCTTCGACTTCGATCAGGTCACTCATGGGTGCTCCTTAAATACGAAAGCCCCGCACTTGGCGGGGCTGAGAAAGGTTGACGGTTAGACGGGTTCTGAGATCCAACTGACCTCGACCACGTTGTATATCAACGGTGGGGTCATGTCGTTATCGACCTGTGTTGGTTGTGGTGAGCTCCACCGCATTGCGCGGCCACGCTCACCCGTTACGTTGATCTGAATGGGAACGCCCGCGGTGAAGAACTTCGCTTTCAGAAGCTCGGTGACCTGCTGACAATTCGAATACGAGGTGCCGACAATCCAAAACGTGAACTCAGGATGTTGTGCCGACCTTGGGCCAGACACACGTTCCTGCGAATCCTCACCATCAGACGGATGAATCACCAAATATGGGGCAGTCGGCAACACACCATCCGTGCGCGGGGCAATAGACACAAACGTCTTGGTTGCCAACGCTGGAACTGTCTTAGCGCGAGCCTCAACCGCATCAGTATGAATCAGCATCTACAGGCCCGCCTTCTTCTCAGCATCCGCCACAGCCTTCGAGAGACCCTTTTCAAAGTCGTCCTGATTGGCCTTCAGCGCATTCGCCAGGTCGGATGTCGGAGTCAATGGGCCAGCAATAGAGTTAGGGGCACCGAACTCAATCAAGTTGCCCAGCGCACCAGCAGTCTCGCCCTTGTCGTATCCGATCTCAGACTTCAGTACCGAAGCACCAAAGCCACGGAAAACAGCCACTTCGTAGTCGATCGCACCAGCAGCCTGCTTGAAATGTTTACGCTTACTGACTGACTTCTGCGCGTCCTTCTTGATGTTCTTCGACGTGAACTGCACAGCCGAGTTAATGAACGGCCCAGCTAATGCCCCCACGTCCCCAAGATCAGCCGCAAGACGATCAATCTCTGTAGTGTCAATCTGCATCAGTTCACCCACTCAGCAGGGAACCGGCGTGCAGTCGCATACGTTTGAGCATGAGCACCCGTAAGACGTAGCTGACGACCCACAAGGGACGTATCCAACGGGTTCGTGGTGAACTCCCACACATCATTAGGCAGGACAGCTCCAGAACCCTCAATGGGTAGTGACAGGATTGCGCGAGTCTCGATAATGATCGCGCCGGGAATCTCACCCGTGCCCGGTGACGAGGTAGACGGCAACTTCAGCCGTCCCTTGCCCGTGTAAATCGTTTCGTATACCGGGACAGTCTCGAACGTGACCGGATCTTCAGTCGTTCCAGTCTGCCGGCGCACAACCCCTGTAGAGGTCATCAACGCCTCAGCCTGCACACGCCCCAACCGTGTAGTGCCAGCCGCAATACTCATCGGGTAGTCACCACCACAGTGTCACTGACACCGAACTGCTTACGAATCAACGCAATGTTCCGGTCAGTGAGCGCCATGCCGGTAGCTTCACCAGCATCAGCAAACGCAATCTTGAAATCATCAATCGCAACCGACGACAAACCGCCCACAGTCAAACCAAGACCCTGTTCGATCGGCAGAAGTGCTTGCGACACAAGGACACAAGCCCAACGCTTCAACGACTCAGGCGCCGTAGCGTAACCGTAAGTGAACGTCACATCAACCGGAACGTCAGACGAAAACATGAGAGTGGAATCACGGCGGCTATACCCCACACCATCAGTGAGAGTCACACCGCCCTGAACCACCAAACCAATACTGATAAGAGGCGGGTTGGGAATATCCACCCGCCCCCCATCAGGCCAGAACGTGACAGTCGAAGTGGACTGCGGGAAAACCTGCAACCCCAACACATCGTCACGTAGATAGGTAGATGCGTCCCCAAGCAGGGTCGTGATCCAAGGCTGTTCCGGTGCCGTAAAAGTACGGTTCAGGCGTGCCTCAAGATCTGAATATGTTGCGAACGCATCCACTATGTACCTCCTACTTACGCAGTTTTGACAGAAGCAACAACAAGTGCTTCAGGACGAACAACCTTCGAGCCATAAACGTGCAGACCCTTGAGGCCATCAGCGAAACGCTTTTCGAGGCGGTATGCCTCGGTCTTGAGAATCTGCTGTGCGAACGAGGTCGCAATGGACGAACCCGCATAAGCAAGCTGCCCACCACCAGCGAGAGTCACAGTGACCGCAGCCGAAGCTGACGAGTTGACATCAACCGTTGCAACCGAACCCGTAGCGTTCACCGAAACGATCTTCGCCGCAGCACCAACACCAGTACCCGTAACCGAAAGGCCAACGTCACCCTGGTTGAACTGACCAGCAACACCGGTCAGGCTCTTAGCACCAGTCGCAGTCGTCACCGAAGTGATTGCGCGGTTTGCCTGTGCAGCGTTGTTCGACTTGAAAATCTGGAAACCAGAAGCCGTGCCAACAAAACCAGTGTGAAGAGCAGAGGTACCCGACTCGTTAGCCTTAATGAAACGGCTGTCGAGCTGAAGGCGACCATACGCGGCAGGTGCGAGCACAAGCCAGCGCTGTTCCTCGGGAACGTTTGCCTCATCCAGTGAAACCGAAGCAGGCACGATGAGGTTGTCGTAAACGTTGGATGCGGTCGTGCCATCGATCAGACCAAGCGAGTTACCCGCACCAAGAGCAATCTTCGACGCAAGGTGACGGTCGGCAACATCACGGAGACCATAAGCGGCGCTCTGTGTTGCATCCTTCATAACCTTGCCACCGTCGCGAACCTGCGCGTCGTCAACATCGTCAATCTGGAAGTTGAACGCCTTCTGCTGGTCGATGATGAGAAGCTGTTCAGTGTCGGTCAGCGTTTCGGGTGCGGCCAGATCAGTGTTCGTGGCGTAATCCGAAATGGTCGGGTCACCGAACGACGTAATGTGAACGGTGTCACCGAATGCACTGATGTCGCCCTCATAGTCGCGGTTGACAATTCCATTGGAACCGAATACAAGCGCCTTATCGAGTGAGGTCAGGAGGTTTGCGTTCCAAACCTCGGGAATAAACTTCGTGATAGCCATTAGTGGCCTTTCTTGTTAGTAGTTAGCGCCCAGACAACTGATCTAGTTGCCCAGCGTTTTGAGCTTTCACAATCTCCGCAGGGGACATCCGTGCGAGATCGGCTTGCGTGAGCTGGGCAGGTTTTGAGTCCTTACCCTTCGCGCCCTGATCTGCGCCACCGTCAAAACGGTTCGGCTTACCCGCAGCCAGATGAGGCTTACGGGCAATCAGGTCTGCGATTGCTTCTGCAAGCGCGTCAGAATCAACATCACCGTCATCGCTCACATCGAACGTGGACAGATCCAGATACAGTGCGGCATCTGTGGGATCGGCCATCTTGCCGGTAGCAGCGGCTTTGAGCTCGGAACGCAGAATGCGCTCGTTTGCTTTTCCGTTTGCTTCAGCTCGCGCTTCAGCCCTTGCGGCTTCCAGTGCTTGCTCTTCGGCAGGCTTATCCTTTAGTGCTGCTTCGCTCTTGAACTTTTCGAGCTCAGCTTTCAGCGCACGACTTTCTTCGCGTGCCGCTTTCCGCTCAGCCTTCATTGCGTCAAGAGCTTTTTGGCCGGCATCACCTAGAGGCTTCTCTTCCTCAACGGTCTCTTCCGACTCTTCGACTGTTTCTGTTGCTTCTTCTTCCGAATCCGTTGCGGGCTCGGTAATGATTTGTTCTGACATTAGGAATTGCTCCAAAATGGTTGTGCAACATTGCGTTGCGGAATCCCCACCAAAAGAGTGGGGAAGATTAGAAAGTGTGTTCGATGGCACACTGAAGGCACCCTCTCAGCGGGCACAGGTGGCGATCTGAGCGAGTTGGGTGCCGTTCTGGGGTTATCCGATTAATCGACTTTTCGGGTGCCGCATAGGGCGAGTTCCGAACGTGTGTTCTAGAGGATCAAACCCAACTTGCGGGCCAGCTCATTCACCGACGCAGGCTGATTCACCAGATCATTCAACTGACGAGACATAATCTGGTCAGCCAACTCACGATCCGCAGAAGTCAACGGTTGACGCTTCAGCCACGGATTGCGACCAGAACGAACCGTCTGCATCATCAAATCCGCATCATAAAGACGACGCTCAGCAGCAGTCATCGTGTAACGGTTCAACGGATCACGAACACCAGTAAGCCGAGCCTCAGTTACCGCAGCAGAAGCACCCTTCCGAGTACCACCACGACCAAGAGCACCAAAGCCCTCACGCATACCAATCAGGTTCCCGCCACCAACTTGAGCACCAGTGATGTAACCCTCGTCACGCATCCACGCAATAGCGCGAGGACGTGTACCCGCCTGGGAATAGATGTCGTCAATGGTGAACCGTGACGGTGTGCCATAACGTGCGTTCGACTTCGCCGTACCCAAACCTCGAGTACGAATATTCGTCACACGGTAAATGTCGCCACCATCACGAACAGCACGAGCATCATTGAAGCCCCACAACTTGTTCTGTTCCTCTTTAGATAGAGAATTGAAGTAGGCGTAAGGGTCGGTGGACATATCGCCCGCAAGACTTTCCGCAGCAGGAATATGGCGGCAATCGCACCGAGGGTGACGCTGAAAACCCGTATTCCACCGGTACCACTTACCCGCCAGGATCACGCAACGCACACACGAGGGAGTGTTGAGCATCCGCACATAACCCGCCACAGACGGACGCGCAGACATCCCCGCCGCGGCAGCATTGCGCCCAGCATCAGCAATCTCTGACAGTGCCACCATCGACAGGTACGAACCGCCAGCCTTCAACGCATTCGCAACCGTGTCACCCTCCTTGATGCGGTGCTTAGTCCGCAACACAGAGTTATAAGTGACTTCTTCCAAGGCCAACCCATTCGCGGCCCGACCAGCAAACGCAGCCGGCACAACATCACCAACAGGCAAATCAACCTGCCGAGTCTCAGCCAACACACGCGACACATAACGAGAACCCTCAGTAGCAGCCGCAAGCTGAGCCGCAGTCAACACACCAACAATCGGTGCCTGCAACCCAGCCCACGACGCATCAAAATCGGGCCCCATGCGCGACCACAGCGACGCAATAGCCTTAGACGCTGCAACCGCTACACGCTGTTCAGTCTTATAGTGCGCTTCCGCTGCTTTCGGGATCATTATTTACCTCCGCGAATGCGCGCCCAGCCTGAACGATCGGATCTAGCTCTTGTTCCTTCTTCGACATCGCCAGGATGCGCGGAATGTCCAAAGTGGACTCACCGCGCAGCTCCATCAGAAATTCGAGGGGGTAGCCGATCGACTTGAGTTTCACCATCATGTCTGCGAGCTGTGCCTCGGAACGGATCTCGGGATTCATCCACGTGACCGTCCCGTAAGAGACCAACCCCGCCAACTTGTCATCACCAGACGCCAACGCAATAAGGCGGTTGACTTCACGCATGGCAGAACTAGCGAAAGTCTCAAACTCGAGCACCTTCTTGTTCAAACCAATCTCAGAAGCCTTCAGCCCTTCGCCGTTCACGTTCGACATACCCGTTTTGGAAACAAGGTAAGTAGGCGGTGTGCGAGTCTGCGAGGCGATATGCCCCACAGCAACATCAATAACATCCGTGAAAACATCCAGCTTCGCGGCCTCCCACGAACCGATGCTTGGCTTTTCCCCATCAACATAAAAGAGTCTTCGCTCGGAGAGTTCCTTCATATCGACAGCTTTGGTGCCGGTTTGCTTTCCGTCTTTGTCGAGGACTGGGACTTGAGGCGGAGCCGCGCCCATAACAACGCGCGCGGGCATCGACGCATAATCAGCCGCCAACATCAGATAAGCCCACATCAGGTTCACGAAATCCTGCATCGGAATAACGCCGGCGATCTCCGAAACCGGATCACCCTTCAGCGTTGGCCGGTTCGGGAACTCCACCACCGGCACAACACCCATCGGGTTTACCAGCGGCCATGGTTCGCCCGAAACCTCGCGAGTGACCCAGCCACCGTCCGCATAGAACGCAGACTTGCCCTGTTCGGCCTGAGAGTCACGCTCGTTCACATCCGAGTTGCGCGAACGCTTGTACTTGAACACCCAATCAGCAGTGAAGAGGGTCGCGTATTCGTTTTCCTCGTCAACCCACGTCTTTAGGGCAGCCTTACGAATGCGAGGGTTCTCGAAGTCGTACTCGATCTCCACATTCGACGGGTGCTCCCACGTCAGCAAGGGCTCATCCGTAGACGTGTCGCCCCAGACGATCGCAAACGACCGCTTAGAGGTAAGCGAGGTCTGAAACCCCTGAGCTGACTGAGCTTCACCATCGTTACGCACCCAATGCTGATGAAGAGACTTAGAAGCCGCGGAAGAATCCTCACCCAAGTTCATACCCGTATAACGGATACGCTCAGCCTCAGCATTCACCACAGGAGCAGCCCAGTTATCAGCAAAACCCGCATAACGCTGCGAATTCGCCTTCCGCCACTCAGCAGTAGCGAATGACAGCGGCTGCATACCAGCTACATAGTTCTCAAGAGTCTCAATCTCAGGACGGCGTGCATTCAAACGGGTATAGATCCGCTGCACCAACCGCAACGCTTCAGCGTTATCCATACTCAGCCTCCCAAATCAGGGCACAAAAAAAGAGCCCCCAATCTGGAAGCCCTACATATAACTCAACATCTCAGACGGAGCAGCAAAGTCACCATCAGCCAAAGCATCCATCG